GCAACAAATTTCTTTTTTGTTTCGCTTACAGAACGATTGACACGTTGTCCTGATTGTCCTCCACCAGAACGCATCATTCGTTTCATTTGTGGTGTCATATTATTATTATTATTATTTGCTGCAGCACTAGGAGCAACATCTGGAGAGAAAAAAGAATTCCCTTTTGTAAAATCAAGAAATGGTGTAACTAAATCTTTACTATTTCGGTCAATAGGCATATATTTAATAAGTTCTGTAGCGTGTTTTAATAATGAATGAGAGTTACCAGGGTGTCGTTTAAAAAATAAATATAATAATAAACCACCAAATCCTATAATGCCAATTTTAATGTATTTCATATTTGTCTTTAGCATTTTAGTATAAATCCCATCATGATATGCATTGTAAATAAGTCCAACTGTTATAAATAATATCCATAATTCAATGCGCATTTGTATATACTAAATATGGATATTATTTATCGTTACTTTAATTGTTAAATCAAAAAAGACTATGCACGTTCATTTATAATTAAACATAATACTACTAACAAAACAAAACTATTGATGATAATAGCTTCTTTATGATGTTGTGTATATCCATTTTTTTTTATTAAATATACATGCCATATAATACTAGCAATAAAACATAGTGCGAGTATCCAATATGTATATGTAGGAAATAATAATAACAATCCAATAGAACAAGCATAAATACCCCATCCTTGCATTAAATCAACCACATTATAATTATCTGTCATATTATTCACAATACCATTTGGATACACAATACCAAATAATCCGAAACCAATAAATAATATATACACAACTTTACTCATAATAGTTGAATAGGTCATATATTATTTATTATATAAAAAAAAACAGCTTATTATTGCTAAAACAACAATAGAAGAATATATAATTTTTTTACGCATTTTTATATCTTCTATATTTTGTAATTCAACTGGTTTATAATGATCGTAATATTTTTGTACGCCTTCGTGTAATTCAACAATAGGTTTATCAAACATTACATTAATTTTATTATGAATAAAGTTAATCCATTTAATAAATGATTCTCTTGAATCAAGGTAAGGAGTGATTGGGAATTTATCTAAAAGTTCTAAAAACTGATTGCTTAAACGTTCTTGTGGTATAAAAAGTGGTATATTTTGAATTAAGTCGTAATATTTTTTTTTAGTAACTTCGTTTGGTGAATTAGGATATGTGAATGCAATTGTTTGTATAACAAACCAATAATGTGGTCCCCATATTTCTGGATTTAATGCCATTATACATAAATGATATAAAAACATAGCGTTTTAAACATATATCATAATGAGTAAAAACTACCAATTTTGTAATAACTGTGGCAAACGGGGACATACATTTAATAACTGCAAACAACCTATTACAAGTATAGGAGTAATAGGGTTCCATTTTAATAAAGATACGAATAAATATGAATATTTATTAATAAGAAGAAAGGATACTTTAGGCTATGTAGACTTTATTCGTGGTAAATATAATATTTATAATGAAAAACATATAATGAATATAATTGATGAGATGACTAATATAGAAAAACAACAACTACTAATGAATGATTTTGATACTTTATGGAGTAATTTATGGTCTAATGAGTATGGATTAAAATATAGAAATGAAGAGAAATTTTCAAGAGAGAAATTCAATAATCTTACATTAGGTATTACAACAACATCTAAAACATATACTTTAGAAACTTTAATTAATAATAGTAAAACAAATTGGGAATATCCTGAATGGGGATTTCCAAAAGGAAGAAGAAATTATAATGAAAAGGATTTAATAGCCGGAATACGTGAATTTGAAGAAGAAACTGGAATATCAAAAATATCAATTAATATTTTACAAAATGTTCTTCCATTTGAAGAAGTTTTTACTGGTTCAAATTATAAATCATATAAACATAATTATTTTTTAGCATATATTGAAGGAAATCCATCACTTTTACATTTTCAAACATCTGAAGTTAGTAAAGTTGAATGGTGTGATTATGATACAGCAATTACATACATTCGTGATTATAATTTAGAAAAAAAAGATGTATTATTAAATGTAAATAATTTATTGGAAGAATATAGATTAATATTCTAATATATATGTATTAATGAGTTCAACTAAAGAAAAAAAATTGGATTGTAAAGAAATAAATATAACTGAATTAATGAAAAAAATAAAAACAACATCATTGCTTGGAAAACAAATTAGAAAAGAGTTATTGTGTAAAGAAACAAAAGAAAGCGAATCTTTTTTAGAAGAAGAAAATAAATATGATTATTTATATCCATCTTTATTAGACCCTAATTTTAATATTAAAATTGCTGAAAAGAAGGAATTTTATGACACTAAATATGATGAAAAAATCTATGATGAAAAGAAAAAAAATATAAAAAAAGAAGCAAATGCTATTTGTATATCAGATTTTGAATTAGCACCCCATCAAACGTTTGTTAGAAATTTTTTATCGTTTTTAACACCATATAATAGTTTATTATTGTTTCATGGACTAGGTACTGGTAAAACTTGTTCCGCAATATCTGTATGTGAAGAAATGCGTGATTATTATAAACAAATGGGAATTAAAAAAAAAATAGTTATAGTTGCATCACCAAACGTTCAAGAAAATTTTAAATTACAATTATTTGATAAAAGAAAATTAACAATAATTGATGGATTGTGGAATTTAAAAGCGTGTACGGGAAGTAAATTTTTAAAAGAGATAAATCCAATGAATATGAAAGGATTAACAAAAGAAAAAATAATTCAACAAGTAAATATAATTATTAAAACAAATTATTTATTTACTGGTTATATACAATTTTCAAATTGGATATATAAATTAATAAAAAAATATAACAAGATAACAGATGCAAGTATTAAAAAAGAAAAAATTAATAATCAATTACAAAAAGTATTTAATAACAGATTAATTGTTATTGATGAAGTTCATAATATAAGAATAACTAAAAATAATCCTAAAAAAAAAGTAGCACAATTATTAAGGCATGTAGTATCATCTGCAAATAATGTAAAATTATTGTTATTATCTGCAACTCCTATGTTTAATAGTTATGAAGAAATTATATATTTAATAAATTTAATGAATTTAAATGATAATCGTCCAACTATAAAAATAACAGATATATTTGATAGCGAAGGAAATTTTAAAATAAATAAAAAAGGAGAGCAAATTGGTCGTAATTTATTAATACAAAAATCACGAGGATACATATCATTTGTTCATGGCGAAGATCCATATAGTTTTCCATATAGAATTTTCCCTAGTTTATTTGACTCTAAAAATACAATTAAAAATATTGTTTATCCACGAAAACAAATAAATGATTTTGATATTTCGACACCTATTATTCATATGGATATTTATATGACCATGATTGGTGAGTATCAACGATATGGATATAATTTATTAATTAATGAAATTAAAAAAACATTACCAACTGTTGATACAATAGATAATAATTCACACAACTTAGGATGGTTAATGTTAAATAAACCATTGCAATCATTAAATATTGTGTATCCAACAGTATCATTAAGTAGATATATAAAAGAAAAGAAGGATGATAAGAAAATAACGGAAAAAATTAACACGAATTCTTTTATTGGTAAAAATGGATTATTTAGTGTTATGGAATATAATAAACCAAAAAAAACTGATTTTAAATATTCTGAAAGAACATTAAAACATTTTGGAAGAATTTTTTCACAAGAACACATAGGAAAATATTCTGGTAAAATTAAAACTCTGACTGAAAATATAAAAAAATCAGATGGTGTTGTGTTAATATACACACAGTATATTGATGGGGGTTGTGTTCCTGTTGCGTTAGCGTTAGAAGAAATAGGTATAACAAGATATGGAACAGGGGATAATTTATTTAAAACCGCACCAGTAGAATCTAGAGATGCTTTCACAATGAAAACAAAAAAAGAATTGGAAAAAGACTTGGAAAAAGACAAAGACAAAGACAAAGACAAAGAACCATTTACTCCAGCAAAATATATTATGATAACAGGTGATGTAAAATTATCACCTAATAATACGGAAGAAATTAATGTGGCTACAAATGTATCAAATGTGAATGGAGGTGATGTAAAAATAATAATAATAACCCGCGCTGGTTCTGAAGGTATTGATTTAAAATTTATTCGTCAAGTTCATATTTTAGAACCATGGTATAATAATAATAGAAACGAGCAAATTATTGGAAGAGCAGTTCGTTTTTGCAGTCACGCTGATTTACCGTTTGAAAAAAGAAATGTTGAAATCTATTTATATGGAACAAATTTAAATAATAATTATGAAGCGTTAGATTTGTATGTATATAGATTAGCAGAACAGAAATCTATTAAAATGGGAAATGTATCAAGATTATTAAAAGAAACAGCTGTAGATTGTTTATTAAATAAAGGAATTACAAATTTAACAGAAAAAAATATAAATAAAAAAGTTAACTTAGTATTATCTTCTTCTTGTAAAAAAATTAAATATCCTATTGGAGATAAACCATTTTCAGCAATATGTGATTATATGGAACGATGTGAGTATAAATGTATTCCATCAGTTAAAGATAAAGATGCATTAGGAACAAATATGAAAACATATAATAATAGATTTATAACATTGAATGTTGATAAATTAATACAAAAAATAAAAGAATTATAT